TATACATTATCCTCATAATACTGATTAGGCGGAACCTTTGAATACAACATGCCATCCCCGTCGTTATACCAAGCATCAGGTGAGTTTAGTCGAGAACCGTTTGCAATAACAGGGATAGTACCATTAACTACCCCATCTTCTGTACCGACGGTCGCGGTTTCCAGCACATCTGCGGCTGTGGCTGTGCCGTATTCACCACCTCCTTCACCCAATAAGATAAAAGCCGTACCACTCCATTGCAATAGGTACGTTCCAGCATACACTTTCTTTACAGCACTCCCGCTTGCTTTCATTAGTGCCTTATTTCCGCTACTAAGTTTGATTGTTACATCCGATCCTCCCGGACTCTCATTATGGAATGTAACTGTAAATCTCAAGCCATTAGGCAACGGACTTATCCCTGCACCAGAAAAATTGATGGCATAGTTACTGTCGTTATCTCCTGCCGTTGTCGAGCCAACATGTGGTATATAAGACTGATTCAGCTTCGTTGTAAGCGAAGAAATTTGAGATGCATTGTTCCCTACCGCCGTATCAATCTTGTCCCAGTTGTCATTCAGCATCGTTTGAATGTTAAATGTATCGTTACCATCAGTGAGAGGGTCTTTTTTCAATAGGTTAAGATTAGGTGTATTCGACGACATAAAATAACCTCCCTTAAATAATGAATGGTGCAAACACTCTAAGTTCTGTCTGCTCTAATTCTTCTAATGTCATGACACCATGAACCTCTGAAATAAGCAGATAATCGAACCCATATTCAATAACAAGATGAGCCGGAATAATTGCCCGCAACGCATCCTGAATATCGGACAATCTTTCCGGCACACCAAGGTCGCTTACAAACTGAACTTTGATAACACCCGGTGACGGCAATTCTTCAACGATTACCTCACCATTTACGAACGATTCCGCTACACGTGCAATTAACTCCTTTGTTACTGTTCCGTATCCGCGAATTTTTGAAAGGATTCTTTGCCTTCTTGAAGAATTAGACAACGTTTCGTTGACTTTTATTCCTAAAAATTCCTCCCAAACCCTAAGTCCCCACGTCGCTCTACTTACAAAGCATTGATCAATGATGTCTGTGATGCTCGCATTCAATAAAGCACCTTCATTGATAATACTTTCATACAAAGACTTAACGACTCGATCATTTAGAAGGAAGTCAGGTAGATAATTTACAGCCATGTGATAGTCACACTCCCCAATACAGGGGTCTCATCCTCATCAAGAGCGAGATTGACGGTAGCACCATTCAATTCATAATCTTGATAATCAACTACCCCATCAGATTGCAGTATCAAGCTACCGATAACAGCGTAAGAAACAAATTGCTGTTTAAATGCAATGTCTTTGAGGTGCTCTGTAATGTTTCTTTCGACGCTCTCCTGAACCTCACTCTCTGTGAAGCTGTCCGATTTTTGAATAGATACGGTAATATCAACTTCCTTCTCGTCACCGCTTACCACCGTGACATTCGCTCCGACAGGTCTGTTAGCCTCAATGTGATTGTACACTTCCGTAACCTTTTCACTGTCTACTGCCCGTTTTTCGGAAGAAATTACAACCACTTTAACCGTGTTAGGGCCGTTAAACGCTGGATAAACATGAGCATCACCAATCCCGCTAACCTGCAAAGCCCATTGAAAATAGTGATAAGCATTGCCGGATGTCGCAGGGTTCTTTACTTGATTATCTAATCTTTCTCTCAACTCATCGTCGCTCTCTACATCAACACCACCAGAAGATGGTTCATTATTTGCAACCGACGTAATGCCTGTAACTGCTATTGGCAATACATTAATTAATGTTGACGGCACATTATAAATTGTACCGACATCCTCCGCCGTTGCAGTCACCGTTCCCGTAACATCTTCGAGAATCAATTCTTGATCTGTGAAGAAAGACAATCCATTTTCAGTCTGAACTTCTGTATTAGCCGGAACTACTGCTCCGACCGTGCCTGTAAATGTAAGTGTAGCCTTCGCCTTCGTCCCCTGCTTACGGTACACGCCAAACTCCGCCGCACGCATCGTCAGATAATCACCATAACTTGTCGCGGCAAAAACAATTTCAAGAACCTGATCAAGATTGATATACGCCTGTTCTAACTCCAAACTCGAAACCGCAACCATGTCATGCGTAAACGTACCCTCGACTTTAGATATGTCGGAAGGAATATTACCGAACATTCGCGCCTTTATAATTTCAGAAGTATTATTCTCACTATACATTGATTGTCGCCTCCCCATATATTGTGGCAATATTTAGCGACATATTATATAAACCATCATTAAAACTCGATGAAATTACCGTCACACCTGTAATGTATGGATTTACCAAGAGTGCCTCGCGAACAAATCGAGCCAACTCACTGTTAGCCGCCTCCTGTGTCCAGTCAGAACCTATCAATGTTTCGATCTCATTCCCATAGTTCCAAGAATAAGCGAGCCAACGATAACGAGCAGTTCTTAATGCTTTGTAGCACCAAATCTTTAATGCTTCATTACCTTCCACAACAACAGGCTTTCCATCTCTTAAAATCATCAAATCATTTACAACATCCCAAGCATATTCCTTGAACAAAGGTAGTTCTCCGACCTCTTCAACCGTTGTATCAACCAAACCATCAATAAACGGAAACAGGCTCATGGCAATCTCACCACCCTACATAAAATGATGTATGTTTGCAAGTCAGCCGTTGGCATAACTGCTACCTCATCGCCCTTTTTAAGAGTGTCTGTATACTCAATTTCACCCTTCGTCACAGTCAATTCATTGATGTTGTGAGTATGCGCTCCGCCAGTAATAGTCCCATCAGGATAACTATGTGTGTGGCTACCTCCACCGGACACTGTTTGTGCCGTAATTTCCATTTGATCGGTCTTAAACTCACGTTTGTGCTCCTTTAACAAATAATCGGCAACATAAAGGTTGTCCTTATCAACCTCTAAGTCGCCGACATCAACAATCAACGGATTGTCTGAAACAACCGTACCTATAATAATAGAAGGCGGGTTACTATACCCGCCCTCACTTCTCATCATCCCAAGCAATTTAGCATATGGGCTATCTGCCTTTCTCACTTCACATCACCCGCACTTTGCTCATCCATAATACTTTCAAGACTTAAATTTAACGTCATTGTGTACGTTCCGTTTTCCCACACGTGCTCATCAGATATGATATAGAACCTTCCAACCAATCCTGTATACTCATCTTTTACATTGACAGCCATGCCTGTAATGAACTCCTCATTCCCGATTGCACTTACGGACGCTGTTTGCTCTACCCCTTTTAACAATGACTTTGCTATAGGCGTTGGATTCTTCTTATCCTCCTTCTGATACACATCCTGAATCACGCCGTAAAGACGAATAAGGTTGGCATCTTCAACAGTACCAATCTTCTTTCCCTTATCATCCGTAATAATTACTCTGTTAACCATGTTCTCGATAGACTCTGTAAAATTGCTGTCCATCAAGTTCCCTTCTTTTGTATCAGGATTGAAGTTTGTAAGCAACGTACTTACTACCTTACTCCCAATTTCAATTACATCCAACTTTCCGTCATTCATCCTCGGCATATATTCCTTACCATTCTTTTTATGTGCTTCGGTATATGCCGTTTGAATCATTTCATAATAAGTTGAACCTTTAAAGATTCGAGTAAATTGAACTCCTGTTTTAGCGAATGTTCCGGGACTTGTTCCAGTTTCAGAACACAATTTAGCGGCGAACGCTTCTGGGGTAATATTCTTAACCTTAATGACAGATTTGCTCTTAGTCCAATAAATCAGATTGTCATATGCAGTGACATTCATCACATCTCCGCTATAACTCTTTTCTCGAAGAAACACGAACCCCTTGAATATCATGTCACCATCATCCTTGAACACTTTAATTACTGATCCAAGAGGTATATTCACAACAGGTATATATTTATCAGATGGAGAGGAGATGATCCCAAAATCTACTCTCCTCGCCACCTGCGACAACTCACCAGACCATTTCACGGTTGTAACCAACTCTGTGATATCCGTTTGGCTTGTTTCAGTGATAGAATAGATTTTCATAATCTAATCACCTGACCAACCTTAATTTTGTTAGGGTCTTTGATGCCGTTCTTTTTCGCCACCTCCGCATACTTAGAACCATCACCTAACATCCGCTTGCAGATACTCCACAACGTATCTCCGCTCTTAACTTTGTATGTCTTGGCCGGTTCCTTGACTTCCCTGTTAGATGAAACGGTTGTATTTGAAGGTGTAGCCAATGCCTTAGCATTAACTTTAACAAATCGATATTCGATAAGCGACAATTCAAAATATATGTCATGTGTTCCGTCTTGAGGCCCGTAAGTGAACGACTCAATAGCACAAGCAATGTTAATATCAGAAGGAGTTACGATAAGTCGAATCGGTTTACCGCTATCTTTCCAACTGTTAATCATACGGATACATTCAGAAGGTGTCGGAAAACCAATGTATTGACAGAAACTATACTCCTGTGACGGAAAGAATGTTGTAAGTGTGATATTAGCAAGCCTACCATGACCAATAACACCAATCTCACCTACATTGTTGATGTTCAGGACATTAACATTATTGCCCTTTGTTATCTTGATCTCTTGAGGAGGAACAGGCAATCTCAATTTCTGCTCCCCATTATTATAAGAAAGCCAAACCTCGAACATTTTCTATTCCCCCTCCTTTATCCCGCGAAACCAAGCTGTACTCTCTCTAATTCAGCGACAAGTTCATGAACCAGTTTCTTAATGTCAGCTTCTTCACGAATAATCGCATTTTGAATAACTACCTTTAAGTCTCTCAATCCTTGCTTAACTACCGCAATATTTCCATTCGATTGACGATCTTGCTTCTCCTTACGATCCATCTGCATAGCCTCAGATTTCGTAAGCAACCTCTCACCTTGGTGGGCCAAAATCGGGTAGTTATTATAAGGTACTCTCTGAACACCAATAGCACGTTTCTTGCCTACCTCAATATTTCCACTTGATTGTTGATCTTGCTTCTCTTTACGATCCTTCTGCATAGCCTGAAATTTCGTAAGCAACCGATCATCAAGGTAAGCAAAAATCGGTCTTGATTGATGCTCCTCCATCTCTTTACGATACATCTGCATAGATTTCGTAAGCAATTGCTCGTCAAGATGAGCAAAAATCGGTCTTGATTTATGCTCCTCCTTCTCCTTACGATCCATTTGCATGGCTTGAGATTTCGTAAGCAATCGCTCACCTTGGTGAGCTAAAATTGGGTAGTTATTGTAGGGTACTTTTTTAATACCAATAGCACGTTTCTTACCCTTCTCGCCACCAGAATCCCTATTANCTCCATNTTCATCTCCGCCGCCTACAACTTTACCNTTAACCCATGTTAAGCCTTCCTTGACCCATCCAAGACCTTTATTGATGCCTTCAAAAATAGGTTCGATGATATCCCAAGCCCATTCAATGACATCAACAATTCCCTCAAACACAGGTTTAAAGACCGCATCAAACATTGGAGAAACAATATCAATAACCAACTTAATAATATCCCACAGGTTTTGCAGAATCGGCCCGACAACCTTCCATACACGCTTGAATAATGCACTGATTTTCGGAACCATAGGTATAATTACATTCTGCACTAACCAACTAATGGCTTTGGACACATATCCGACTAAATCAGCCACAATAGGGAACACCGTTTGGAAAACTTGGCCGATAATAGGTATCACTGCGCGAGTGATTGTGCTTGTAGCAACGAAAGAATCCTGAACAGCCTTAATCACAGGCTGGAATTTGTTGATGTTTTGAACAATCGTGTTAGCTACAGTAGTAAAGACATTCTTATATACAGGCAACAGACTTTTAGTTGTCGTTTTCCATGTCTCGAAGATAGGTTTAAGAGTGCTGTTCCAAACTTGCATAACAACAGACTTAATTTTTCCGAACGTTCCACCCATCGACCCAGACAATTTCAGTCCGGCTTGAACAAGGAATCCGAACCCATTTGCAACCATGTTAGCGAAGTTGACAATTTGGGGCTGATATTGATCAAGCAACTTCATGAGTTGTTCAAGAGCAGGTTTGAGATTCATCAACATGTTATAACCCATATCTTGAAAGATTGTGCCTAAGTTACCAGTAATTGTTGACCACATACCGGAACCAGTCTTAGATAACTTATCTGCCCCACCTTCAAACATCTGGGTAAGACCTTTTCCGGTTACGCTTTTCAGCTTTGTAAAGTCAACATTACCAGCACCACCTGCCGCATCAACTTGATCAGCACCAGCCTTAAATCCAAACTCTTTCATCCGCTCCATTTCACCCATTTGGGCGTCAGCAAGAGCCTCCATCGCATCCATGATCGTTTTTCCGGGTGTAAGTGCCGCCATGTTCTCTGCAAGTTCGACGAGTTTCATTGCATTTTTGGTGCTACCGTTTGCAATACTCAATGCACGAGTACCAGCCTCAACAACTTCCGAATCAGAAAACGGTGTTAATGCCGCATTCTTACGCAAAGCCGCAATATACTGATCCCGCATCTTCTCGATATCTTCCGGCTTAACCTTAGTATTATTCACCTGCAAGAAGTGACCTATTGATACCATCTGATCCTCAAGAGTAGCGCCTTGACTGATAGCTTTTCCTATACCGATCCCTGCACCAGCAACAGCACCGGAAGCACCAAGGACTATACCTCCAGCAAGCTTCTTAATTCCCTCGATCTTCTTCTTCACGCCATCAAGTACTCTGGAAGCCGCATCTTTGACTTTAACTGTAATTTGATGAGGGACAGAAACTACCTTTTTGATCGCACTTCCTACATTCTTAATCGCACGAGTCGCATTATCCTTAACCTGCATAATCGCCTTATACGGCTTTCCAAAAGTCGTCTGTAAAATATTCCGAACTTTAGATGCAGACTTTTGAAATTGCTCATGCTGTTTAATAATCTTGCGCATCGTGATTGTAAATTTATCCTGTAGGTCAATCTGTGCGCCAAATTTTAGCATAACCTCACCCCCTCGTTACATGAATAACATCGCTGGACATACTGGGTTCTTCTCGAACGCTTCCCGCTTCTCTTGCTCCTCTTCAAGTTCCATCTTAAAGAACTCTTGAATGAGAATTAATTCACCTCTCGGCATAGTATAAAATACAGACGGCCTAATACCCTTCTTCTTCCAGTACCAATACATCATTTGNACAAGGCCGTCTGTTTTCATTAGTTTTTTATGTCGTCCTCNTCNCCNAACCCGCTCAATGCAGTAATTTCTTGATACAGATATTGAATCTCACCACTAATCAACAGTTTTTTAACNAATTCTTTAGGTGTAGGTGCTCCGAACTTATTCCGCAGTTCCTTGTTCTTGAAACTTGGTTCAACAACGCCTTCAATCAATGTAAAGATTTGCATTTCTGTAACACGTACATCAACATTCTTTCCACTGATTTTTAGAGCATTATCTTGAACAGTTTCAAATTGATCGGCAGACAAAGCTTCAATCGTGAATACGACATCTTGCCCCAACTGTTTCGATAGGCGCGGCATATGAATTTCTTTCCGTGGTTTTGCGACCATCCCGATATCCACACCAAGTAACAAATCCAACGCATTTTTAGCTTCTTTCTTTTGAGTCATAATCAAATCCTCCTAAATTTAGATAAAATAAAAAAGGAGAGCATTAAGCCCTCCATTAGTCAATGTAGTCAATATAATCATAATCATCAAATGTAAACGGCATTTCCAACTCAAGAACTGTAGCAGGTTCAAAATCAATCATCGTAAGATCATCAAACAGAACATTGCGAATTACAATCCGCTCTGCTCCTGCCGCATCTGGGTCGGATAATTTAGAGATAACCGTAAATGTTACTTCCTTTCCCTCTTTAATCATCTGATTAACCTTACGTGCTACACCAGAATTAACTTTATGCAAACGGAGTGTTCCAGTACCTTCCCAAGAAATTACTTTCTTGTGGACTGCGAGTTCGCCAGCAATGTTTACATCCTCTTTGTTAAAGCTGATTTGTGCTTGCAGTCCTTTTTGCTCTGCAAGCTTCTCATCATCCAACCAAACCTCACCGAACGTACCGTTAATAACGTTTTTGCCCTGCATTTATATCCACCTCCTCGTTAGATTAAGAAGTCCAAACTGATATCTTCAATTGCATCCAGCGGTTTAATAGTACCTTCAAGGAATACTTTATCCTTCGTATTTGCCTCTTTAATCTCTTGCTCATTCATCCCCGTAGTATCAACTCCGATGGATTTCAAGTATGCTTCCTGCTTAACAACATTGATACCTACAACATTTTGGTTAGCATCCAGAACACCATCAGCTTCCAGCAGTTTAAGATAGCCGTTAATAGCAGAAATCAACAGCACTTTGTTATCATAGCTGTTTGCATACTTACCAATGTAGTTGTCCTCTGCTGTTTTGCGAATATCTGTATAAACAAGGTCGAGAATATCAACAATCTTGATTTTCTTCCAATCTTCGCCTTTGTCAGCAGTTGTAGTTTGAAGAGAGTTTACTGCACGAGCAACTTTTACCTTTTCACCGTCATTGTAAATGACGAACTCACCGTTATCGATCCGATCATCGAGATCAGCTTTAGTCACTTTCGGCACATCATCAACATCAGGCAACACTTGGAACGTAGCCGATACTTGCAACGGCGTACCTGCCAGAAGCCCAGCAATACGAGAGCAAAATTCAGCGGTAGTATAAGTCGTATCACCTACAACAATGCTATCCGTAGTGAAATTAATGATCCCTTCATGGTCAGCGTCAACGTTCGGCAGAACAGCCTTAATCTTCTTACCATTTTGCCGTTGAGATTTTACCCAAGAATCAATAGTATCATTTTCAGTGATATCTGGGACAGCCAGATAATCAAACTTGACACCTTCGAGATAGTTAAGTGCGATTGTGAAATCATGAGTATCAGTCTCTGCATCATAAACAGTAGAAGGTAAGAAGAACGCCACAACAGATTGAGGCGGATTGACTCCGCCGACAAATGCCAATTCAATTTGCTTCTTATTCGCCGCCGAAACATTAGTCGGAATATCAGCTACAGAAGTCATACGATAAAATCCGCCAACAGTTGGATCAACCAAAATCAGCGCAACCACTCCACGGCTACCGCGTTGAATAGCAGAAATTGCCGTACTTTTAAACTCAATACTAATTTGAGGCAATGGCATTTTATATCACTCCTCCACATTTTTTATTTCAATGTCAGCATCCTGTGCGATATCATAATCGTCAGGCTCTTTCAATTCATCGAAATCATCGATATACATTTGAAGATCAAAATAAATTTCCTCATCCTGAACATAACCATTGATGCCTGTCACTTTCGCAAATCTATCCGTCCCGTAAACAGGTAAACTCCCATCAATGAACAACGAATAAATCTTGTTTAACTCCCCCATTTGTTTATCAACATCTACAACCTCATTATCAGTGCGCCCACTAAAAAAGACGACTTGAACATTCAAGTTCCACCGTCTTTTATATCTGTTCAATTCTTCAATGTCACCAGCCACAAATTGAATAAAAAATGAGGGTCGAACAAATCCAGCAGGTATCCTTTGAATATATACAGGAGTGGTTCTATATCTGCTGATCAGTCTATCAGCAACGCTGTTTAAAATCCTAATCATCCCAGACACTCCTTAAATCGTTCATGAATTGATTAATTTCACGCTTCATGTTAGGCCTCGCTACAATCATAGCCTTCTCCATGAACTTTTTACCNTAGACAAACCGCTCAGTAAGCATCATACCCTCGTTGTAATTAGGTATATATTCAAACGTATTATTCCCTCTCCATCTNCCCGGCACGAAACGTCTNTGTTGCACATGCCCATCATTAACGAATCGTGCATACTCAACATTCGTACCGACAACAACGCGACTATCGCCCTCAAACTCAATCACGATACTTGACCTCAATCTTCCCGTGTCCACCGCACCTAATGTCGTTATCTTCTTCTTAACTTCAAGCTGATAAATCGTGCCCAGCCTCATCAATAGCTGTTCTTTCTTCTCNTCGAAGTCCTTAATAACTCTTTTCGCNCTCTCCTCAAATTCTCCCCAATGTCGGTAATATTTATGGTTATCATTCTTCTTCGCCATAATTAAGCCTCCGCGTTGGTGATGATCTCAAGTTCAATATGGGTGCGGTGTCTAACAGCAGGGTCTGTAGCAAAATACTTCTCTCCATTGATATAGAGCACATCATTTCTCTTAATGTCAGCTTGAGGCTCGACATAAAGGCTAAACAAGTTTCTCACAACGGCTTGTGGGTCAGTTTGCGTGACCGTACTACCTGTTCCTTTATCGAGAGAGCATTTATACCTTCCGATCTCAATAAGTTCCGTGATAGGTCTGTTAAGCGGCCCTAATACCGTCTGATTTCTTTTGACAATTACCTCATCAGTCATAAACCGCATATTAGAACACCCTCATCAAACGGTACGGGTATAGCCGCATCTTAATTTCTTTCGGCAAACCGTCAGTAAAGGTAACAGATCGACTTCCAAGAGTCTCACTCGAATACCCTTCCGAATACAACCGATTAAACCGGAAAAGAACTAAGTCCTCTAAAACACTTTCCAGCGGTTCAGGGAATTGATATTCACCTTCAACCATGAAATCGTTATTGCAGAAAACTTTAATATCCTTTTCCGCCTTATCGATCAGTAGAGATAAGAGAGTATCTTTTGAGCCATCAATATAACCGCTCAATAACTTTACATTGGACAATATTTGTTCTTTATCCAACTTACTCGCCTCCTCTCAATTAAACCTCACGGACTCCTTCCAACTTCCTAAGCTGTTCAGCAACATTGGGGTCATTTGTAGTATACCGACCTTTACGGAACTGAATATTCAGGAAACCAACCCACATATAAGCATTATCAGATTCAAACGTAAAAGTCTTAATCTCACGTTCTCGATCCTTCAACTCATCCAACTGGGACTGTTCTTCTTCCGTCCCGTTTACAGGCTTCTCTGGCACAGTAATAGGATTCTTTCTCGGTCTACCCATTCAAATACTCCTCCTTCATACAAATAAAAAAGGGGCAAGGGATTTAAACCCCGGCCCCTCATTTTTATAACAAACCCCACTCGATATTAAATCTGACGGCCCGAGTAAGCCCAGTCCGCCATTATGCCCTTATTTTTATAACAAACCCAACTCGATATTAAATTAGCCCGTAATTCCTACAATTTTACCTCCAGCATATTGGTTCAACAGTTTAACAGTGTTTTCAACCAGAACATGGCCTTTAGAGTAGTCACCAGTTTTAGCCAAATCCTCATAGAAAGGAGGACGCAGTTCAGCAATCTCAACATAGTCCAAATCAACAGCCATAATCGTGCCTTGAGGCATATGGCGGTTCAGTACAAAGTTAATTTCACCGAAGTCGGAATCAACACGGGAAACTTTAATACCCATCACATTATCTCCTGCTTCTGCAATCAAACGTGTATTAGAGCCATTTTTCAGCAGGTTGTTGACAATACGTTTTTCAGTTGCATTCAAGAACGCATAGAACGTACCGCTTGCACCTTTAGCCCACGATTTTTGCAACATATCGAGAAGATGATTTTCTGTAAGAATGCCCGGATTAGAAGTCTCATCAGCCAAATCAATAACGTTATTAGAATTAATCAGATTCAGCAAGCCGTTCATTTGACGAGGAGTAGCGCCACTTTCAAGTGCTTTTACACCATTAATGATGTAATACTCAATATCACGCTTCAATTCAGCCAGACGGTCTTGTACCTCTGCCTGAAACTCATCACCGATCCCTTGAGCCGCCAAAGCGCGAACAGTACCAGAAACAGAAGTAACCTTCTCGATAATCTGGCACACATTCGACAGCATCGTGCGAGTGGAGTTGATAGCACTGCCAGCCTCTGCACCTTCAAGGATTGTGTTCGAGAGGGTTTGATTCATTTGCTTCTCTCTCCACGTAACCGTGATATCTTTAGCCGGAACGATTTGTCCACGACCAGTCAACAGTGTGTAAAGCGGAGTATCTACAGGATTAACCAGCGCAATTTCATTGGACAAGTCAATCAATTCACCAGTCAAAAAAGTATTTGCATACTTCTTCATTTACCAATCACTCCTTTTAATAGGTTGTTTTATTCTTAAACTTAGAAGCGATCATGCCGCGCACATCGCCACGTTTTAAGGCTTTTTGGTACTCATCGAGTGGGGGATTGTTTTCGTTGTGCTTCAATTCAGGAGTTTTCCCTTTAAGGTACTCATTCTTGACTTCCTCAACCTTTTTATCCACCAACGCTGTAAATAACTCTTTAACCTTCTTAACTTTGGTTTCAAGAGTTTTCCGCGCTTCTTCTTGATCCTCGATGCTGATCGCCGCTGAAACGTCAATAAGATCACGGAACCCAGTGTCGAGTTGTTCAGCTTCCAGAATGTCGATCAGTTCAAGTTTCAATTCACGAGAACGAATTTCCAGTTCCCGCTTTTTAGCTTCTTGTTCAAGCTGTTTTTCAAGTTCTTTTTTCCGTTCTTCTTCGGTCATTTGCGCTCTACGCTGTTCTTCCTCGAATTGCTCTTTCAGCTTCTTAGTTGTTTTCTTCACAGCGTCAGTTACACGTTTATCAACGTGAGATTGAAAATCCTTCAAGAAGTTCTCATCTTTAAGCAACTCTTCAAGGCTTGGCGATTTAGGTGTTTGATCCTCGCCTTGATCACCACTTACATCTGCACTATCACTATCATCATTACCCGCATCTTCCCCTTCCGCAAAAAGTTGAAGGTTTACAGGGTATTTAAGTTTAATTTCATCAAATGCTTTCATAATCTAAATTCCTCCCATATGTTAGTTGCATGACCGACCCCTAAAAATAGTTGTCTGATCTCTGCCCCTCAAATTTATTGACAACAAATTGGTGTATTTTATCACTAAAGAAAACAAAAAAGAGCCTAACGGCTCACTGTGCATCTCTCCATGACGGATAATCATCAGCATCACGAATCGCTCTCGTTCTCGCATTAACATCATTATAGCTTATCGGGTCGAGAATTGGTACATAAGTGCATCGACACATTGGGTGTCTTGGCAACATTACCTCTTTACCTAACTGAAATATTTTCAGGTGAGTTTTACCGCAAATTTCACATGTTCTCTCGTCAGATGTTGTAGCCAAATACTGAACTCTTTTAATGCCGTTATCAGCCATCGCCTTTGCCTCGGCCACATAACTTACCCGCATTACCTCTGTTCTCGCCACCCTTAACGCATTAAACCGTGAGTTATTAATACCTTTATTTATACGGTCAGCGGCTTTCTGCATACTCTCCCCTAACACAAGCGATTGGGTTATTCCTTCACGTAAATTTTTGAGGAGTAACTCCTTATTGTCCCATATTCTGTCAGAAAACATTGCCCCAGACCATGGGTAATTAACCGACTCTTTTACAAACTTCTTAGGTATCCGGTCAAAAGAACGAGTTACTGCCGTATACTGACCAAGTAGAAAGATTGTTCTTAGATATCTCTCCTCATAAATATCCTCTAACTCCTGTCTAACATAACTCACTTCTTCCGCCCTAAGATCATTAAGAATTTCATTGATTTGATCAAGTAATGTAACCAGCCTTGCGTATTTGCTTGCCTCAATGTACGTCCAACTCGGCATCCGCGCATTCAGTTCAAGAATAAGAGAAACGATATCTTTACCGACTCTTTGATAAAGCCGTGTAAGATATCGTTCCATCTCTTCGATTGTCTCCATCACGCCAGCTTGATTATCGAGAACTTTTCTCTGTATCTCCTTAATTAACCGCTCTCTTTCTTCGGAAGTCATGATTAGTCACCTTCTACTGGAAAATCTTCCAACGTTGCCGGTTGACGGAAACTTTCAGTCTCTCTTGCATATGGGTCTTTTTCCTTTTCAGCCATCTCAACAACATCTTTCGCATCGTCAACGAACGGCAACAAACCAACAAGAGAAACACGGTCTACAATACCGTTAAGTTTTTGAATGACATCAGCCAATTCCGAAAGGTTGTTAGGTACATTACGTGTAAACTGGATCGATAACTTGTTCAAATCGACCACTTCACCGGTGATAACACGAATAGGTTCAGCCAGCACCTTAATAAGTTCCTTCATCGCCCGTCTAAACTTTCTCTCTTTCGTGATGCAACGTGTCTCCAATCCAAACAATTTAAACCGAATTGCTACACCGGACAGATTGTTTGCGAAATTATCGTCAGACAAGTTAGGTACTTGTGAGAAGCGATAAATGTTATCTTGCAATCTGTCAAGGTGTGCAGTCATATAGTCTTTAGGAAGTTGCTTTGTGATAAACTTAACATCACCATCTTCCCCTACCTCGATTATCCCTTCCTCCTTCAATCGCCGAACGGTATCGTTGTTGAGGGACATATTCTTGATCATTAGGTAAGCAGACCGAAACACTTCCAACTCATCCGAGTTTGAGGACATTATTTTATCGAAATCCTCAACCAACGAAATTACCTTCTCAAAATCACCCATCCGCTCCTCATTATTGGGGAACTCGATGATAGGTACTCGACCAAAGATGTGTTCATGAGGCGGGTTCATGTCATCAACACGGAACAGACCCATTTCACTGTCCTCAATCCAATACGAGATGTCTGAACTGCTATAGACTTCTGCATACCGAAGTTCATCTTCATTGTTAGCAAGCTTAATCTTATAAAACCGGACAGCGTAGAGGAGTTCATCAGGTTTATTNGCATTGTAGATAAAAATAACTTCTTCCGCCGGAACACGAACCATGCGAGTCTCGCTATACTCATTTTGATACACCATAAGAGCACTTCTACCCTTGATTGCTCCCTCTTTTCCGATCTCCATGAACAAATCATCAGAATCATTATCAGCAAAGATATAATCAAGGAAATCCTGAACCTCTTCTACCTCATAATTAAGCACAATCGGGTTCCCTAAGAAATAGCCAGTAATTGTATCAACGATCTCGCCGTAATAGTTATTAACCAATCGATTGTTTGGCTTATTTGGGTCTGTTTCCTTCTTGTCCAATATCGCATGTTTCCCTTTATACAACTCATAATTTCTATGCATCCGTGGAACTTGCTCGTTTTGAAAATTCTCAATGATCTCATGAAGCAAAACACCGTCAATCGTATCCTGCTCTGTAAGATACACTTTCTTGCTCATTTCCTCACTCCTCCATCTTATCTGCTACATAATTCGTCAATAATACTGCACCAAATATCATCTATCTGCAAAACAAAAAGACGCGACCATTTTCGGCCGCGCCCTATTAGTTATAATTAAATATTAATTTAGATTTAATTAATAAATAATTATATTTATATATAGTATTACTTTAGTATATATTTAAGGCT